CGCTCGCCGAAGATGTTTTCGGTCACATCGTCGGTGATCATCTTGAGCATGTCGCTTGATGTCAGTCCATTGCCGGACGCGACAGCGTTCAACCCCATGCCGAGGATATCAAATGGCGCAGGCGTTCCGCCGTAGGCATCCTCGTCCAACCGGTTGAGCAGGAATGCGAGCAGCATATAGGCAATGGCGTCGCTTGCGAGCTTTTTAATGGCCTTATCCTTGCCGATTTTCGCGGCCATTTCCTTGAAGCCGGGGCCGAGCCGGTCCTGCGTGATGTGCTCGATGGTGTTCGCTGCCTCGACCTGGAACATGTTCAGCATTTGTGCGATAAGGTTTTTCGACTGGAACGTCAGCGGCGCCGAGCCTTTCGAGCGCGTGCCCATGATATCACGCGCCCAGCGGTCCGCCGCTTTCATCGCCTCTTTCGGGTTCTTGCCGGCGTCTAACTCCATGCGGTATTTGCCGCGCACAGCGATTGTGCTGACGAGAGTATCGACCTTTTCCAGTGGGCTGAATAGCTTTTCTATCGCTTTTTCACCCTTGGTACTCTGGATATAGTCAATGCCGCTCTTCTCCGTCAGGAAGTCGCTCTCCCCGCGAAACGCGCTCATGCCGGTCGTCTTTCCTCTCAGGATGTCGCCCACAGCGCGCCATGTGTACTTCTGTCCGAGCTCGGTTGCAATCATCGGCAGCTGCGCCGTCTGGTTCAGTGCCGACGAGAGGTTCCCCGCCACGTTTGCGCGGGCGAACATGCGGTTGAGCTTCTTCGCGCCGTTCAGCGCCTCGCGCCCGACCTCGCGCTCCATTGCGCGGTCCTCGAAAAGCTGCTTGCCTGCCAGCTTATTCGCGTAATCATCCATCCATGAAACAAGGTCGCTGAATTCGGTCGCGTCCTCAATGCTGCGGTACTTCTCGTCCGTATACTGTTCCATCAGGTTTGTCAGGTCCTCATAGCTCAGGAAGGTATCGCCCGTGATCTTCTTTTTATCGCGCAAGTATTCTTCCTTCACATCCGCTGGAGCGTAACGCATGGCCTCCATTTGGTCGATGTCCGCCTTCATCTCTTCCGGTGCGAATGTCGACCTCAGGTAGTTTGCCATCTGACGCACGCGCATGATGTCGTCCGTGTGATACAGCACATCGCTCGCATAGTCCACGTATGTCTCGAAGCCCTTGACGATATCGTAGTCCGTCTCATTGCCTCTGCGGTGCTGGAAGAACGGATTGTACCGCTTGTTCGGCTTGAAGGATTTCGTCAGACCTGCGATGCTCGTCGGCAGTTTGCCCACGCCGGAGCCGAGGTCGACGCCGATCGCCTTGAGTGCGCTCTCGAGCTTTCCGTTTGCCTCACTCGTCTGGAAGTGCGGCGCATAGCCCTTGATAAAGCCGATGGGCTCGTACCCGTGCGCTACAAGGAAGTCGTTGATCGCGGCATAGAGTTTGTCGTAGATCTCTGTGTATTTCTCGATCGCGTTCTCAACCTTCATGCGGTCGACGTTCTTTGCCGCCGCGTAGTCATCCTGCGTTTGCAGCCAGTCGGCATACTGCCGCGCCAGATCGCGCGAACCTTTGTCGAGGCTGAATTCCCGCGCGGCGTCTTTCATCTCTGCGCCATTTTTCAGGTTTTCCGCCGCCGCTCTGATGCTTTCCGCCGCACCGGACTTTTCAACCAGCTCCTCGACGGTTCGTCCCTCTTTCAATCTCTGCGCAAAGGCGCTCTCGTCCTTGTTCAGTGCGCTTTTCTTGCCGTCCGCGCCTTCAAAGGTTCGAACCTCGTCAAACATGCGGTTGATGAAGCGCTTGCGCTCCTGCTCGTTCTCGTAGACCGGCTCGAAAACAGCCTCGTTGATCTGCTGGCCCTGCTTCCAGCCAAAGAGAGCACGCATAATGCGCTGCGGCGTGCGATGGTAAAGCACAAGGCCTTTACTCGGGTCGAAGAGCTTTCTCAGGCCCTTTCGGTTGATCTCCGGCGCTTCTGTTCCGATGAGCTCGCGCGCCTGCTCGCGCAGCGCGTCATTGATCTCGATGCGCTGCTGCTGCAAAAGCCCCGTCTTCGTCGCCTTTTGTGCCGTGTAATAGTCCACGAGCTCAAGCACGCGCGACTTTTTCACGCTGCGAGGGATATCTGCCATCGAGCGCTCGCCGTTTGCAATGTCTCGCGCGATGGTCTTTTCCTGCCGCGTCGCGCCCAAGCGCTGCTCGGCGCGCTTCGTTGCGTTCTGGATGCTCTTTGCCGCCTTGTCATTGGCGATAAGCTGTTCTGCATTATGGTAAATGCCTGCGCTGTTCGCAATCTTCACGCCCAACTCGTCGAGCGCTTTTGTGCCCTTGAATTCGTCACGGCTCTTGACGCGCAGCCGCTCAGCCCGATCCGCCGCGCGCTGCTTGTCCAGCGCATCGAGATAGGCATCGTAGCTGTCGAAGCCGGATGGCTTGATGTTGTTCGTTGCCGCCGTCCGTGCGCGTTCGAGCTTTGTCTTCCACTCCGCAGGGATTGATCTATAATCTCCACGTTTACCGTCTCGCTCCGCCTTTTCATAGGATTGTTCCTGCTGTTCGGTCGGCTCGCCGCCTTCATCCTCCGCCGAGAAACGCACGTTCTTGATGCTGTTGATCTTATCAAGGCGGTCTGCGTCGTCTCCCGCGCGGTACTCCACGACGTTCATGCCCGCATCGCGCATCTCGCTCAAGAGGTCGCCCGGCGCATCATCCGGCGCGACAACAGCAAGCGCTTCATCAAAGCCGACGACGCGCTGCGGCTTGGCCTCGAAGTAGCCGACCGGGATCTTCGCGGCAATGTCGAATAGCCGCATGATCGACCTCGCATTCCCGTCTTTGATGGCATAGCCGTCCTTTGCAAACGACCGCTTGATCGCCGCCGGAGAATGCTCACCCTTTGCAGCTTCCGCAAGCACATCTTCCAGGATGTGCCGCTCCTCGTACTCGCTGTCGCTGTGTGCCTTTGTGCTTCGCAGCAGATCGTCCACGACGCGGTCGATCTCGATGTCGAGGTCGCGCAGCCGCTTTTCATGTACGTCGTCGCTCTCTGCGCGCAGTCTCTCTTCGTCCGCGTGGATCGCATCGACGCTGTCATACTGCGGTGCCGACGTTGCGGTGAGCGTCCCGCCGGTCAGACCCCACATGCCCTCGCCGCGGTCACTCGCATTGTTCATCGCGCGCACAATATTTTCCGCCGTATAGTCCCAGTGCGTCTCCTTGAACGGCTTTCTGCCGTTTTCCGTGTACGGGTCTTTTCCGTTGTAGATACCCGGCTTCCCGAGCATCCCGTCCAGCCGCGGTCTCACCCACTGCTGCACGGTCTTTTCTGCGTCGCCCCAGCTTCCGCCCGCCGCGATCATGCTGTACATCTTCGCCGACGTAGCCTCTTTGTCGACCTCGTCGCCGCTCGTACCGTTCTGCTCGATATACGCCTCGGCGTTTCGGATAAATTTTTCAATGCGCCAGTCTTCCAGCCTGTTTTTCTGCACGGCGACGAGCTTGTCCCGGTTCTCCGCTCTCCGCTCAAGCAGCCGCGCGTTCCGCTTTGCCCAGTCGTCCACGATGACCTCGCGCGCAGCGTTCAGTGCGCTTTCGTCGAGCCTGCCGCCCGTCTCCATCTCCACGCAAAGCCGTGCCACTTCCTGCATGCCCATGCGGTCGATATACTGGCGCAGCACGTCGTTGCCCAGGCTGTCGAACTTCTTTTCCTTGTAGACGGGTTCGAGCGATTCGCCCTTGCTCTGCAAGTATGCAGCCTGCACGGCCGGGTATTTCGCAAGGCGCTCGGCGATGTCATCAAGGCTCAATTCGGTCACTTCGTTCACGCCCGCCGCGCCGATGACGCTGCTGTTTCGGAACGCACCGCCCGCAAACTCGCTCGACAGTCTGTCAATCTCGCACTCGAGCGCTCTCGCCTTGCCCTGGTCGACCTCGTATTCCACGCGCGCGTTGCTGCGCGTCGGCGTCCAGGCGTCCCCTCCGTAGACCTTGTTCTTGCTGCTTCTCTGCGGGTCGATGGCCTCGCGCGGGAAGACGGCAGAATACTCACCGTAGTTGGTGTGCCCGTCCTTTGCCTTGACGATGGCGATAGAGGGCGCGGGCCATGCGCCGATGTCCAGCGTGCGGCGCAGCTTCTCCTCGGTCATGTTGTGCATGGCGACGAGCGTCTTCGTCTCCTCGACCGGCTCATCCAGCGAAAACCGCGTCTTCGGCTTGACGTTCCCGCCGCCGTCTGATACACTGCTGTCATCGAGCTTAGCCTTTGCTCGCAGCTCCGAGGACTTTAATACTCGGTTGCCAGGCGGCATTTGGCTTGGCTCGTTTTCTTCGCCCATGATCTGCCTGTGGATCTCATCGCCCGGCGTCGGCGACTTGACATTTTCGCTTTCATCTGCTATTCTCTTTTCGGAGAAATTGCGTGATGTTGAGCGAGCCCCTCCGGTAACGGCTGAGGGCACGACGCCGCCGGTAATTTCTCCGGCTTTTGCCTCGGATTGAGTATCACCCGCCGTCGGCTCCTGATAACGGGAGCGCTGGCTATCGCCAGCAGCGGTATGCTCGCCGGGGCTTTTTGCTTTATCGACCAGCCGAATGTTATTGATGTCGTACAAGATCTTGCGGTCCCGTCCATCTGCAATGTTCAGCGTTGCCTCGTAAATATTTCCGGATCGGTCTTGCAGATATGTCTTTCTGTATTCCCATCCGTTTTCATCCATCCACTGATGATTATGTTCATCGGTGGAATTTTCATATCTGGACGTCGTTAGCGCTTCATCCAGGTGGACGACTGCAAGGCTGCGGATATTGTCTCCCGTGCTTCTCGCCAGCTTGTCGATAACCTTGCGGCTGTTTTTCGCGCCGTCTTTCTGCACGCGGTCGTTTGTGCGGGCAAGATAGATCGTTTCTGGCTTTCCGGCTGCATCGTATGCCGTCAGCTCCATTCCTGCCATATTGTTATAGACGTATCGGCCAAGCGTCTTGCCCCAGTCTCTCGGGCGGATTCCATCGAAGAGGTTAGTGTCGAGCATGACGCCCTTGCCGTATGTACCGTTTTCGCCTTCGACCTCCTCAAGCACGCTGAACTTCTCAGGCGGTCCCGTTCTGCGTTCCGTCGCCGCCGCGGTCTCGCGGCCTTGTTCCACCTCGCCCAGCGTGCGTCCGCCATGTAAGGCGCTTTCACTTTCCTGTCCGCTCTGCGACAGCGCACTTTCGGCCTCTCGGTTGAAGCGGCTCGCCTTTTCGTCATACTGGTCGATCTCGGCATAGGCATCGCCCATGATCTCTTCCCACACATAGAGCTCGATATCGCTCTCGCTCATTCCCGCGTAGTCGCCCGTCAGCGCTGCATAGCGGTCAAAGTAGGCATCGTACACCTTGCCCCACTCTTCGCTGCTGTACCGGCTCTGAACGTCGCGGATAAACGTCCTGACGTTCTCGCGCCTTGCCACTTCGGCCAGATAATGCGCTGTTTCATGCTCGATCGTCTCGCTCACGCTGCGCTGCACTGAACCGGCATTGACGAAAATCTCGCCCGTGTCGGCGTTGAACGCGCCGAAAATTCTGCCGGTTTTCCCGTCCTTTTCAACCTTGATGACGCCCAGCAGCGCCGTCACTTTTTTCACGCCCTTGGACTTTGCCCAGTCCGCCGCGCCGATAAGCTCCTGGTCCCAGTCCGCCTCGTCAAAGATGGTGACGGTGTTATCGCCGCTTGCGCCGTTCGGCACATTGGCCTCCCGCGGGCTGATGAATTGTGAGATACCGGATGCCGCAAGCCGCTGTTGTACCGCTAGCGCGTTTCCGTCTTCTCCGCCGACGTTCCGTACTTCTCGAGGAATGCGCTCAGATTCTCTTCCGTTACCCCGGCGCTCTCCCCGTTCGGCAGCTCCATCAGATAGTGCACGCGCTGCGGTGGCCGCGCCTGGTGTGCCTCTTTCGGCAGCGTCGGCAAGCTCAGCCCCCGCGGCATCGTTCCGTGTTTCTTGTCCTGCATTGTCAATTCCTCCGTTCCGCCCCTCCGGCATGTCATAGATCGGGAGCTCTTCGTGCGTCCGCTCGCTCATGTCTGCGCCGGGGATGGCTTTCTTTGCTGCAATGTATGCTTCGTTCGGCGCGATGCGCTGCCCGTGGATATCCGTATAGCCGTTTGTCAGCATGTCGTCCAGCAGCAGCTCCACGCGCTTCGCCGCCGCGAAGTTTTCCTGCCCGTGGTTGTGGATGATCGCGTCGAGCGAGCGGTCGATGTCATCGTAGCGCACGCCCTCGTCATCCAGCAGCCTCGCGATGCGCTCGCTCACGCCGCGCTTGGTGCGGATGTATTCGTCGTCGCCCGCCTCGCGGCTTGTCCGGCGGATGAGCTCGCCGCCCTTCTGGGCGAAGCTCATTTCTTCCTGCAAGACCGCCGCCGCGTCCGCGTAATAGCTGTGCAGCTCGGGGTGGTCGAACTGGAAGGCGTTCACGCTCCGCTCGCCCACGCTCGCGCTGTCGCGCCGATCGATGTGCTGATCCTCATTCACGCGATAGATATTGTGCTCTGCATCCACGGCCAGCGTGCCGTCGTTGATCTTCTGAGATACCTGCTGCACGTTCTTTTGCGTCGTGTACTTGTCGAGCGCGACGCGCTTGCCCGCGTCCAGGGCGTCCGCTTTGCCCTCTGCTGCGCCCTGTGCGGCGTTCGGCTGTGTGGGCGTCAAATTGCCCACTCCCGTGCCCTGTGCGCTCTCAGGCATCACCGCAGACTGTGCGGGCATGGTGTTCTGCTGCCCGACGATTGGCGCAGGCTCTTGCGTGGTGTTCTGCTGCGCCTGCTGCTCGGCCGGCCGCTGCGCCGTCGGCGCGGTCTCTTCCGGCGTCATCGCTTCCGCCGACGGCGTGGCCTCTTTCGTCTCCTCCGCGGCGCGCTCGGTCTCGATTTGCGCGCTTCTTCGCTGGACGCCCTCTACGCCGCTGCCCAGCAGGCCGAGCGCACCGCCGACGAGGAAGTCGTTCAGGATCTCCGCCGCGTCAAGCTCACTGTAATTCTGTCCGGCGCTCTGTCCGTTGTAAATCGTCTGCAAGGCAGGCTGCACAAGGTCCTCGATGACCTCCTCGCCACCCTCGGACAGGAACGACAGGGCGAGCCGCCCCGCCGCGTTCCCGTTCATCTTGGCGATCGCGCCGTCGATTGCCTTGTCGAGGAAGCCGCCGCCGAATGCCTTCTTGAACGGCGCTGCGACGTTGCTGATCTTTTCCGTCGCAATGCTTACCGCGCCGCTCGCCGTGCCGTACAGCAGCGCCCGGTTCTGTGCGTCCAGCTGTTCCGCCGCGCTCATGCCGGGCTTGTCCGCCTCTTCCGCCGCCTCCTGCGAGTTTCCGCCGAATACGCGCAGGAACATCGGGCCGAGCGCGCTGCCGCCGCCGAGCGCCGCGTCGGCGACCATCTGCGCGCCTGCTACGCCGACGTTATTAAGGTACTTGCCGACCGGCGTGAGCCCTTCGTTCGCCTTTTCCATGTTGTCGGATGCGGTCTTGCGCAACTTCTGATAGGTGCCTTGCAGCATCTCCTGTGCACCCTTCGTCGCGTCCTGATAGTTTTTCACCCGCTCGCCCGCGGCCTTGCTGTTGATCTCGATGAGGCGCTTGTTGCGGTCGATAAGTGTCTGCCACTGCTGGCGCTCCTCCTCGGTCTTCGCCGCCTTGAGCTTTTCGGTATAGGCGGCGATGTTGTTTTTTGAGGCTTCGATCTCTCCGCGCTCCTGGCTCGCTGCGTAGTTCAGGCCGCTCGGCGCACGCAGCAGCGTGTCCGCCGCACCGACCATGTCCGCCGCATAGCCCGCCGCCGCGCTCTTGATGATCGGCGTAATGCTCTTTTTTGTCTTGTCACCGGTGATCTCGCGCACCTCCTGCGCGTGTGTGCGATTGTAGCTCTTGCGGCCGCGCTCTTTGTTTTTCTGATCCGCCGCCGCGCGTTTCATCATCGCTTCGTCCAGCGCTTTTTGATAAACGCTCTGCGCTGTCGGCGTCTTCGCCGTATTCGCCGCAGGGGATGTGCGCTGCACATCCCCTGTTTTTACAAGCCGACCGTGCGCGCCGGTGCCGACCACCGTGCGCTTTTCTTCCTGCTGCTCCTGTGCCGCAGGCGTTGTCTTAACAAGTCGTCCCATTTAGCCCTCCTCGTAGGAATAACCATACTGCTTGAGCAATTTCTGCATTTCTGCTTTCTGCTCGCTCGTCATCATCGGCCAGGTCTTGTCGAGCGTCGAAAGGATTCTCTCGCCCTCGCCGTTCTTGAGCGACGTGTTGAATCCAGACAGCAGCGCAATGAACGGCCCCTGTGCCATCGTCTTACCGCTGTTCGACACGCCGCCGTTTTCCAGCCACGTCTCATAGTCCGAATACAGCCCACTCGACGAGGTGAAGCCGAACTTCTGATAGTTTGCCTTCTGCGCGAGCCAGCTCTTGGGATTGCCGCTCTTTTTCGCCGCCTCGAAAAGGCCCTGATAGTCGAGCCCGCTTTCGTTGTCGTCGGTCGTATTTCCGCCTCTCGTCCCGCCGGACCGCCTCGTGGTTCCGCCGCTTCTGCCGCTCGTCTTCGCCGCGGCCTGCGCCGCCTGCTGCTTGTAGTAGTTCTCGAGCGCCTTGACGTATTCGCTCTCGTACCCGCTCTTGCCGATGAGCCCCGCGCTCGGCGAAACGCCTACTTGCAGCATCGCGTCGACCTGCGACCGGCTGAGCTCCTGGTCCTGCTGCTGCTTTTCCTTGATCGCGTCCAGCACGCCGAGATAGCGGTTGTACTCCGTGTTGTCCTGCCCCTGCAAATTGCCGAGGTAGTCCTGCAAGCGGCCGTACTCGCCGAGGTAGTTGTTGTACTCGAAATTGCGATCCGTGTTGAACTGCCCCAGCTGGTCGAGATACTTTGCGTAGTCCATCTGCTCCTGATTGTTCACGGCCTCAAGGTCGCTGAGCTTCATCTGGTAGTCCTTGAGATACCGCTCGTATGCCTGCTGATAGAGCGTCGGGATCACGTCGGAGAGCTTCGTCGCGTAGTAGTCGCCCGCCTGCGTCGCCGCGTTCACGGCGAACGAGCTCGGCCGCCCTCCGCTCGCGGCGCTCGCCTGCGCCAGCGCGTTCGCCGTCGCGCGCTCCCCCTCGCGCAGATACGTCTTTTTGTAGCTGCCGTACTGCGGATCCGTCTCCTTACTCCACGAGAACGGATCGCGATTGAGCGCCGCGTCCAAAAGCTCCTGCTGCTTCTGCTGGTAGCGGTTCTCGTAGGTCGGCGCGTCCTTGTAGCTGAACGAGCCGAACGACCCGATCTTATCGAGCGTGTCGTCGATGCCTTGGGCGTACTTGCCGTCGCTCACGTACTGGCTGCCATCCGCGCCGGCAGTGTAGTTGCCGTAGCTGCTGCGCAGCTGGTTCGCCTTGGCGTTGATGAGCGCGCGCTGCTCCGCCGTCGTCGCGCCCGCGTACTGCTTCTTGAGGTTGAGCACGCTCATGCCGAACTCAGGGTACTTTTTCGCAAGGTCGAGATCGTACTGCGAAAAATTCACATTGCTGCCGCTCGCCGCCTTTTGAAAGTCATCGTATGTATACGCCATTTTCTTCTCCTCTCTGCTTGAATTTTACTGTGGGCCGCGCGTGCTCTTGAGCTCGCTGCCCGCGTAGTATTCGCGGACCATCGAATAGACGCGGCACTCGCCCTTGCCTTCGATGCGGATGCGGTAGTGGTCCGCGCGCCGCGGCACGATGGGCAGGTAATAGCTGCGCTTTCGTTCCGGTTTCAGCGTTTGCCCGGCCTGCACCCACTTCCCATCGGAATCAAACTGCATCAGCACCTTTGCTTCGGCCCCCGCCGCGACCTCGATGCGCACCCACAGCTTGGCGATGCTCTTCTTCACGCCGTCGTAGCTCGTACTTTGGCTCGAGCCCTTTTCCGTGAAGTCGCCCGTCTCGGCGAACCACGTGAAGTCTTTCTCGTCCGTGCAGCCCTCCGGCGCGTCGAGGATGTTGCCCGTCAGCGTGATCTCGCCCTCCGCCGTCAGGAAATAGGTGTTCCCCTGATAACGGCAGAAGTGCGTCGCGTGCGTCTTGTCCTCGATGTGCCACATGCCCTTGCGCGTGTCGTAGACGCAGAGCTTCCAGTCCCCCGCCTCGTCCTGCGCGCTCAGATAATACTTGAGGCCATCGCTCCCCGCGCGTCCGTTCCGCAGCCTCGTCATGCCGAAGGCGTCATGCAGGCTTTGCGGGATGCCGCCTGAGTAGATCATCACGCCCGAGGTGGAGAGGTACAGCAGCCGCTCGCCCGCGATGGCGAGGCTCCCGCCGCTGCCCTTGGCGACGCCCAGCGTGGCCGAGCCCATCACCTCAAAGTTGGACGGGATGCTGCCGTACACCTTGTAGATGTGGTCCTCCTTGAAGAACACCGGATAGCCGAGGAAGCTCACGCACCCCGTGAAGTCGCCCGCGCTGCCCGTGTCCACGGCGTAGCTGTCGGTCTCAAGGCCCTCGAACACGTTCCAGTTGAAGGGATCGCCGAGCTTGCTCGCGTAGATCGTGCGCCCGTCGCAGCCCCACAGCCGGTTTTCGTTCTCGCACAGGTATTCTAAGTCCGGCACCGTGCGCCGAACCGTCAAGTTTCCCGTCTCCGTATACTCTGTCGTGCCGTTGTCACCGTCCAGCTTGAAGACGTTTTCATAGAAATACATCTTGTCGCCGTCGATCTCGCGGATCACCGGCGTTTTGTTGTTCTCCGTGTGCTTCGTGCAGCCCGCAATCGTCACCGCGTCACCGGGCTTAAAGTAGTTCGCCCACCTGACATTCGCGCAGCGGATCGTGTTTGCCTCCGCCGCCTCTCCGAAGAGCTTCCCATTCGTAAACGTCAGGCTATTGCCGCTCCACGTGCTCTCAAGGCTGCCGAACTCGCCCGATACCGTGTTGTAATACGCCTTGTCCGGCAGGATGATGATGTAGGCCCCGATGGCGGCAAATCGCTTCTCGCCCGCCGTCACGTTGCCTTTTTTCACGCCGCCGTAGTAGAAGGCCGTGCCCTCCACCCACGCCAGCGCATCCCACGCGAAAAGCCCGCCCGGTTTTACAAGATTCTTGTAAATTTTGCGCTTTGCGCGCGTCGAAAGCACAGGATAATAGTCGCTCGTCAGGTTTTGCATGTCCCACAGCCCGCCGTCCCCTGCACCCAGGTTGTGGTCCAGACCGTAGAATTGCAGCTGCCCGCGCTTGCCGATGCCGTCGGCATACGGGACCTCCGGCAGCTTCATTTGGCCTCACCGGCCTTTTTCGGCTCTGCCGCCTGCTCGTCCTGCGCGTTGCCCTGCGTCGGCTCTTCTGCTGCATCGCAGATCATCGCTATATTGCGAAGTGACTGGCGCACCGCCGCCACCACGTCCACCGCGTCGCCGCTGACGTTCAGTCTGCTGATGAACTTCATCGCCAGCGCCGCTTCCTGCTTGATCTTCTCATTCATGCTGATTCCTCCAATCGTTTCAGCCGTTCTTCCTGCTCGCGCACCTTCGCCCACAGGACAGGGATAAACTCGCTGTACCGCAGGAAATACGTTTCGCTGCCGTCCTTGCGCTTGGCCGCCGCCCAGCCCGCGAACTCCTGCGACGTGATCCCGCATTTCTGCATTGCCGCCTCTACCTCCTGCGCGATGAAGCCTGTGTGATAGCGCCCGCTCGTGCCGTTGTTCAGCTTGTAGCGCTTCGGCTCGACGAGCTCAAACATGCGCACGTACTTCTCCGGCAGCGCCTCAATGCTGTTCTTGATGTTTCGGTCCGAGCCGTTCAGTTCGTTCGTGCTGCAATAGATCGCGCTCCAAACGAAATTCGGACTGCCGAGATTGTAAACGTCATCCGCATTCGGTATGACATCCCCCTTGATCTGCACTTCTTCGGAATTTCCGTCCACCTCAATAGAGGCGTGATACTTGTTACTTCGGTCCCACCCGGAGGCGATAAACAGGCTGCCGTCTTCCGCGAACAGCTCCATTGCGCTGGAACTGATGTCGAGCTTGTAGTCGGAGGATGAAGCATAAGTCGTTTGTATTGTGCCGCATTCGTTGTCGTCATCGTCTACGACGCTGATGCTTCCGCCGCGTAGCTTTGTCGCCGTCAGCGTGCCATAGATGTTCACCGCGTCCACGCACAGATCAATGCTGCCCGTGCTCGCCACCTGCACGCCGTTGTAGTTGAGCTTGAAGATCGTGCCGTTCTCGCCGCTCGTCGCGCCCAGTGTGAAGCCGGTCGCGCTCTGGTCGAAGATGCTCTGCGCCTGCGTCGCGTCGATCTTGGTTCTCACCGTCGCGCGGATGCCGTTCACGTCCGCCGTCAGGTTCGTCACGCTGCCGTTCAGGTTCGAAATGCTCGCCGAAAGGCCCTGCGCCGTCGCTTGCAGCTGCGTGATGTTCCCTTCGGCGTCGCCGATCCGCGCGGCAAGGCCGTCTGCCGTCACGCCCAGCTGCGTGATGCTGCCTTCGGCGTTTTTGATCTCCGCGTAGATCGGCTGCGTGATCGTCTTGACAAAGCCATCCGCCGCCGTCTTGTTCATGTTACTTAGATCTAAGTTGTGCAGCGTGTAGCGCAGCTGCTCGACGAGCATGAAGAGGTAGTCCTGCATCGTCTCGATCTTGTCGCTCGCGCTCTCCTTCTGCGTGAACGACGGAAAATTCGTGTCGATGTATAGCCAGTTGGAAGGCATACTTCCTCCCCTCCTTTCTCTTCGGGCGGGAGAGCTGCACGCCCTCCCGCCCCGTGCTTCACTTCATTGTCGCGAGCTTCCGGACGAGGTCGTCGCCGTACTGATACGCCGAGAGGTAATCCATCGTGCCGTCCGTCAACCCCGCGCGCTTTTGCAGCTGCACGCGGTAGTCCGGCCCCGCGATCTTGCCGTGGAACTCACTTTCCCACTTGCCTGCATTCTCCCTGCCGGACCAGTACGCCGGGCAGAGCTTGCCCGTCACGTCGAAATGGCGGATGACGTTGCTCGCGGGGATGTTGTACTTCTTCATCAGAGCTTTCGTCAGCTCAAGTGCCTGCGCGACGGTCTTCGCGCCCGGCGCGTATACGCCGTTCTTGACCGCGTCACACAGCTCAATGCTGATGCTGTTGGCGTTCTTGCACTTGCCGTACATCGTCCCGCCGCCGGTCTGCGCGCAGCTCGGATACTTGTTGCCGCCGACCGCCCACGCGATGCGCAGGTCGTCCACGCTCTGTACGATCTCCTTCTCGTCGACGAAGTAGTGCGCGCTGGTCTTCACGACGTTCGATGCGTAGTATTTGGCGTTGTTCATCGCCGTGTCGCCGTCGTTGCCGGTGTAGTGGATCACGATGTAGCGGATACCGCCCGCCGCGCGCGTGCCGCCGACGTTCCCCGCGTTCGCCGGGTATTTGCGGATATTCACACCGCTCACTCTCCCTTCGCGCTGCCCGCCGCGTTCTGTGTGCCGAAGTAGAACGCGATCACCATGAGGTACACGGTGTTAAACTCCTGCGTGACCGCGCCGCGCACCGTCAGGATGCAGAAGGTCGCCGTCAGCGCGATCGTCACAAGGCTCTTCACGCTGAGAAGGTTCGCAATTCTTTTGTTCAGTAATTCATTCATAAAACCGTATCGTCCTTTCTGAAAATCTTGATGCCCGCCACCACGACGAGCTCCGTCGTCCATGCCTTGAACCAGCGTTCCGTCAGTACGTCCGGCGGCGGCACGCCGAGCGCCGTCATGATAAGCGACGCCACGGTGTACCACGTCAGGCTGAAAATGGCAATGGATATGTACTTGTCCCGCTTTTTCATCTTGTCCCAGCGGGCTTTCAGCGCTTTCATGCTGCCGCCCCGCTGTCAAGGATGGAGTGAATTCCCCGCTCGGCCAAAAATTCTTTTTGCTTGTGCTTCACTTCGGCGGCGTAGTCCAGTGCGGCGTGCATATCCCCGTTGCAGTGCGCGTCGGGAATGCGCTGCATCGCCTTCGCCGTCGCCTCGCCCAGTGCAATGGCGGCCCAGCTGCCCTCGATGAGCTTGAGCATCAGCTGCTCCTGCATCTTCTGCTGCTCGGCAGCCTTTTCGCGCTCCTTCTTGTCGCGTCGGCGGTCGCGGGCGGCGATGGACTCGATGAGCGCCACCACCACCGCCGCAGCGGCGGAAATCAACGCCGCCGTCATGCGCTCACCGCCTTAAAATAATTCCCCACCAGCTCATGCGGCAAATACTGCAAGACGATCTTCCCGCCCGCGGCCTCGCCGGTACGCTCGCACTTGTACGTCTTGCCGTCCTCGCTGTCGAGGTAGTACTTGCCATACTCGTACTCCATGCCGCGGCTTGCGGGGATGGGGTCGTCCTGCGTGCCCGTGTGGGTAGCGTCGACCACGACCCACAGCGCGGGCGTTGCGGCAGGATTCCAATCGGTCTGCGAGGTGTGCGCCTGACGGCACTTGTAGAGCTTGCCGCCGTCGCTTACGCGGTTGCCCACAATGTAGCTGACGGGGTATGCCCACGCGGGAAACAGCTCAACGGCCTTTGCTGCGTCGCCGTCCGGCAGGCTCGTTGCCGCCGCCTCAATCATCGGTCGCAGCTCTGCGGCGCGCGCCACGGTCACGACCTCGCCCGTGAGGGCGACCACCGCGCTGACGGCGTTCTCCGTCTCCGTAGGCTTGCCCATCTTGACACTCACCGTGCCGTCGCGGTGATCCACGATCTCGCCCGCGAGGCTGTACGCGCTCATGTCCTCCTCGGTCACGACCTCCTCGGTCTGACCCGTGAGCATGCCGTTTTCGTCCAGCACGTCCTGCATCTCGCGGGTGACGTTGAACCACGGTGTGCCGGTCGTCAGCAGCGCCGCCGCCTGTGCATAGGGCATGGTGAGGTGCACCGTCTGCGTCTCGCGCATGTCCCAGTTTCGGTCTTTGTAGTTGTAGATGCACGTCGCAGGGTACTCCTGCCCGGCGACTTTAATAAATTCTGCCATGTTGACCTCCTTTGTGGTAAGATCAGTATGTAGTAATATTGATGTAGATGTTCCCAAAACCGCTCGGTTCTTCTATGTCAATTTTGCAATCCCGAAATACAGGGAATTTGTAATCTAATGCATAACTGTTTGCGGACGATGGAGGTACAGTCCACTGAATTTCCCCATTAAATGAAACCTTTGCATTCACGTTATTGGCTCTCAAATAATGTGCGACACACCACGTTCCTGCCGGGACTGTAATTGTTTGTGCGCTGGTATACGTTGTCCCGTTAATCTTTACGTTGGTCTTGCTCCCGCTCAGTTCCACTTGGTATTCGTTCTTCTCCCCGCCGCTTTTGAAGGTGGTCGGATTTACAATCATGCCGCCACCTCCTTAGGAGTCAGGCGTCGACCTGATAGATAAACTTGCTGGATGAAAGGGTCGTTTTTAATGTCATGCCTGTTGTAGCCGGAGGCATTGAGGTTGATCCGGCGATTACGCATATAGATCCCGCGTCCGCTTCGAATGTCCCGCCGTAGTTCCTTGGGGTCCACACGCCGTTGGTTGTGAAGTATATTGACGATACCCCTCTGGTCGCGGTTATTGTTGTCAGCTTGTTTCCTTTCCCATACCTCACGGGGTTGACGATCATACGCCCACCCCGCTTTCGCATGGGTCAGAATATATATATATATATATATATCTGAGGGCTTTTCGGATAAGGTTCATGTGTTGCTCCTTTCTGTCACTTAGCTATTGGTGCTGCCGTCCCACGGCATAGTAATTGACATGTGTCCGATATAATAGGGGCCAGTTTGGCCGAAATACCCCTCAATCGCCGTTTTGGCGGTCGCGTTAAAGGTGTAAACATGCCCCGAAGCTGTCGTGTTTGCCCCGGAAGCAACCTTTGTACCGTTAAACTCGATGTACGTATTTGCCTTTGAGTTTCCGCGCACGTGCACCGTTATTTCCGTCCCGATTGGCACGGTAATCGTTTGCGGCGTTACATAAGTCGTCCCATCAATGACTACGCAGCAATTATTGGGGGTGCTTACCACCGTGGAAAACGTACCCAACAAGGTAACGTCAACGGTCGTCGGTTTTGCTTTAGCTCTCGGCCTATTAAAAATCATCCCGCTCACCCCTTGTAGCTCAGCGTGATAACGGTGACGAAAACCTCGATCGCGCTTGTCGGAATCTCGCTGCACTGGAACGTCAGTTTGTTCGCCGCCTGCGCGACGGCTTGAATGCCGCAGGTATTCCACGCGGAATCATAGCTCGTGTCGACGGGGTTCGGATGGAGTTCCTGCTTCGTGATGTCGGCAAGAATGCCCGCACACGTCACCGTCTGCTGCTTGGTCGAGCTGTTCCAGCCTGCGACGGTCAGCGTGACCTTGCGCGAGAAGATTGGCGAGGCGTAGTCCGTCTCAGGTGTCGCCGCCGCCAGCCCGCCCGAACCATTGCCCTTGATGAGAGAGGTGGTAGATGGGACATTGACGGGGCCTGCCGGGCCCTGCGGGCCGGTCGCGCCCATGTCGCCCTTTTCGCCCTGCGGGCCTTTCTCACCCTGCGGGCCTTGCGGGCCCATGAGGTTGACGGTCGCGGGATTCGCAAGCCCGCCGTCGTTCGTCCAGCTCAGGTCTCCCGCCGCGGACACAGCAGGGGTAAAGGTCGCGCCCTTTGCGCCGTCCGCACCTTTCGCGCCATCCGCGCCGGCAGGGCCTCGCGGGCCCGTCAGGCCTTGCGGGCCGGTTTCACCTTGCGGACCGGTCTTGCCCTGCTGGCCCTGTTCTCCCTGCGGCCCCCTTGGCCCCTCTGGGCCGGTATCTCCCTTCGCGCCGTCGGCACCGGCAGGCCCCCGTGCGCCCGTGTCGCCCTTCGGGCCCTTGAGGTTCACGGTCTGCGGATTTGCCTTGCCGCCGTCGTTCGTCCACGACAGGTCGCCGTCGTCGCTCATGCTCGGCGTGAACGTCACGCCGTCCTTACCGGCGGCACCGTCTGCGCCCTTGGCTCCATCCGCCCCGGCAGGGCCCTGCGGGCCGGTCTCTCCGGGATCGCCTTTCGGACCCTGCGGACCCTCGGGCCCCGTGTCGCCTTTCGCGCCCTGCAAGGGGCCGTTGTTGATGAACTCGCCGGTAATGCCGTCGAAAATGTAGATGTCGTATGGCTCTGCCGTGCCCACGCCGTAAGCATCGCCTGCCGCTGCGGTCGCTTTCTGCGCGGCGTCCAGCGCAACCTTTGTGCCGTAGTAGCCCAGCACCTTGAAGCCGCTGCCGGTCTCCCCCTTGGGGCCTGCGGGGCCCTGTTCGCCTTGCGGGCCAGTCTGTCCCTGCGGGCCCTGTTCGCCCTGCGGGCCGCGCGGGCCTTCGGGGCCGGACGGCCCGGTCGCGCCGGTATCACCTTTCTCGCCTTGGGGGCCGGTATCGCCCTTGTCGCCTTTCAGCGCGGCAAGCTGTGCCGCCGTAAAGTCGGAATAGGTAAAGGCATCGCCCTTGTCTCCCTTTGCACCCTGCGGGCCAGCGGGGCCGATCTCGCCTTGAATGCCCTGCTCTCCCTGTGGGCCGCGCGGGCCGGTTTCACCTTTGGGGCCCTGCGCACCCGTCGCGCCGGTCGCGGCAACGCCCGTGTCGGCAAAAGCGCCCGCTTGCGCGTCCCACTTGAACCAGTTGCCCGTGGTCTCGTCGACGTAGGGCATCTTGGAAACCGCCGTCTCCGCATCCGCCGCCGCCTGCAAAACCTCGTCGACCCAGCTTTGATAAGCTGCCGGCGGCTTGGTCGTGCCGTTTGCGCTCAGCGACGGCTCAACCACCGTGCGCCACGTCCGGCTCTTGGCGATCGTGCCGCCCACGGTGTAGGTGAGCTCGGCCATGCCCTCGCCCGCCTTTGCAGTGTCGGCGTTGCTCAGCGTCCAGATCACGTCACCGTTCTCGCTCTTAAGGCTCGCGGGATACGGCGCGCCGTCGCCCTCACGCAGCGCCGTCAGCGCGAAGACGCCCTCGCCGTACAGCCGCGCCCAACTGTCCGCAAGGCCGCGCCAGACGATCCTCTGCGCCTCGTTCTCGCCCTGATGGCCCAGCGGCAGATACGGCAGCTCGCGCACTTCGATCTCTCTCATACGATCTCGTACCCCCTCTCGTAGCCCTGCGCCGGTTCATGCGTCCTGCCCCAGTAGCGGGCAAAGTTGCCGTAAGCCTCGTTATAGAGCTGGCTCGAATCGGCATAACGGCTGTACTCGCCGTTCTCCGCGTCGATCTTCGCCTTGAGGTACAGCACGTACAGCTCATCGTGCGGGGCCTTCACCAGCAGCTCTTCGTCCATGCCGTCCGGATAGCCAGTCGCCATGATCTGCTCGAGCTCTTCCGGCGTCGCCAGCAGCACGTCCGCCGCGATCCTGCCTTCAAGCGCCTTGAGCCATTCGAATTTTTCCTCTTCGGGAAAGGCGTTCGGCTTCGCCGTGTCGGCGTGCTGCATCGCTTTTCTCGGCGTCATGTTCTTCTCTCCTCTCTCAATGATGGATAAAGGCGGGCGCGGGTCTTGTCCCACGCCCGCCTTGGGGTTATTGCCTTAGAGCGAGTTGCCCGCCGCGATACCGCCGATGGCGGCAAAGCGCCAGTCGTTGAAGCACGCATTGAAGCGGCTGCGGCCGCGCCAGACGTTCGCGTCGGTGTTCTCGTCGATGGTCGAGCGCGCCTCAAGCTGGATGCGGTCATTCCACACCGCGCCGCCGTAGGTCTCGTTGTACTTGCTGTCCAGCAGCACCCACGGGGAAACGCCGTTCGTGATGTAGTGGTTCAGATACGGCCACACGATGACGTTCCAGCGGCCGTACTGATAGTTGAAGGCGTTGTTCGCACTCACGGGGTCCTTGTCCGCGCCGATGGCCGCGAATACCGCCTTCTTGAGGTCGGCGTTCTCGGGGATGAGGATCGTGTCGGGGGCCACGTCAAGGATCTCGTCGTTATCGCCGCGGAACAGGTGCATCTTGGTCTCGAGCTTGCCCAGCGTGTCCACGCTGAACGCATCCTTGAAGCAGTTGCACTGCTTGTCGCCGCTCACCTTGGGCACGTGCTCCTTGGCGAACAGGTTGCTGCCGTCCGCGCCCGTCAGGTCGAACTTGACGCCCTTAAAGGTCACGCTGCCGTTGCCCATCATGGCCGCGCCGTACAGCGCCGCGCCGAAGAGCTCGCGCGTGCGCTTGTAAGAGGTCATAAAGGCCGCAGGCTGCTTGCGCATGTCGAGCAGCTTACCGTCCTCGATCATCTCCTTGGACACGCTGAAAGAATCCTTCCACGTCTGGTACTTGAGGAACTTCTGGTAGCCCTCCTGCATGCCGTCCAGCGGATAAGCGCCGTTCTCGCCCACGGGCTCAAAGCCGCTCATGGCCGTCAGCGTGGTCATCACGTCGCCGTAGTTCTTGGAAGAACCCATCAGGAACAGGTTCTTCAGCACGCTGTTCTGCTCAAATTCCTCGCCGCGCTTTTCAAGGAACATCTTGATCGGCGCCTGGCAGTTGCCGTAAACGCTGTTGTTCAGGTTGCTCGATTCCGAAAAAATGATTTTCATTGCTTACTTTCTCTCCTCTCTTCCGTTTTCCTTAGACAAAGCGGCCGCGGATCATGCTGCCCGCTGCCGTGCCCTCAAGGCTCACGACCTCGAACGTGCCGGGCGCCGCTGCATCCGATGCGCCCGTGACGTACTTTGCCTTGAGACCGCCGCTCGCCACCTGGATCTTGGTGCCGACCTTCACGGCCGCTGCGGCTGCCGCGAGCTCGGTTTCAAAGGTGTACTTGCCCTGCACGCGCGTCACCGCGATCAGCTCGCCCGCGGCCACCGTGCCGCTCTGCATGCACACATAGGGCGGCGTGGTCGCCTGGTCGGCAGCGATCGCCGCCAGCTTGCCGTCCGATACGTTGAGCAGCTGGCCGACCTGATACGTGCCCGCCGCCGCTTCGATGTACTCAAACGGGGTCATTGCCCCGTCCGTCGATTTGATGGGAATAAACATTGCGTTCCTCCTTGTCTTGTTAATTTCTGTTCTTCTCGATCCACGTGCGGATCTCCTCGTCCGTCGCCGTGGGATTGAAGATGCGGAAGCTCGCCAGCTCCTCGCTCGTCACGACCTTGCCGCCTGCGCCGCGGGATGCCGCCGCGCCGGTCAGGTGGTCCTTGCCCCTCTGGCCCGTTAAGGCCTGCGCTCTCGCCGCCTCGGCCAGCGCCTTCTCGCGCCGCTCGTGCGTCGAGATGAGGTAGGCGTCGTAAAACGACATGCCGCTCTTCACGCGCGCGTAGAATTCCTCGCTCTCGGGCAGCTTCAAAAGATCCTCCACGCCGTTCACCTCGGGCTCGAGCGCGTGGATCTTCTTGATCTGCTCGTCGATGGCGCGCTGCATTTTCTCCTGCTCCGCCGCGGCCTGCTCGCGCTCATGCGCCGCCACGATCTCCGCCGCCCGCTTGACGACAGGATTCTCGCTGATCGCCTCATTGAGAGATTCCTGCGTCAGCTTCCCGGCCTTGAGGTCGCTTTCGAGCTTCTGCTGCTTGAAGGACTTCGACCATTCGTCAAACTGCTCCTTCGTCGCGATGGGCTCGCCCGTGATCGTGTTCTTGAGCCCCGCACTTTCGAAAAAAGCCTTCCACTCCGCGGCCATCTTCTCGCTCTGCGCCTTGAGCGCCGCGTCCACCGCGGCCTGCTGCTCGGCTCTGCGCCGTGCCGCCGCATGAGCTCTGCGCTCGTCGGGGGTCTGCTCCTTCTTCGCGCCCTCCGCATCGTTGTTGTCTTCTGCGCCTTCCGCGCCGTCCTGGCCCTCGGGAGCGGTTACGGCGCCCTCTGCACCCTCGCCGCCCGTCGTTCCGGTATCGCCGCCCTCCGGCGCGCCGTTGGTCTCTTCTGCGGCCGGGGCAGCGGCGCCCGGCTCGTTTGCGCCTGTGGGCTCCTGCTGCATGCCTGCCTCGTCAGGCGGCACCGTCAGGCCCATCGCTTCAAAGACGTCTTTTTCCGTGAATTCCATGTTCTCTTCCTCTCTGGCATGTTCCCGCTATCGCCCTGCGAATAGCCGCCGCCTTACGCGTGCGGCGTCCCCTTGCGGGGGTAATCATGTAAAGCGCTTCCGCTTGTCTTACTTCTTGCCGGTTCTCAAATCGGAGCCGGTATGAATAACGCCCTTCTTCGCGTCGGTCTGCTGGTTCGGCGCTTTCACGACCTGCGTGCCGCCGTTCTTGATTCTGCCGACGTAACCGCTCTTATCGCTCATGCCCGCGTCCTCCTTTCCTTTGGATTCGGCATTTTCCCGCTGTTGCCATGCGCTGCGCAGCCGTTGGCAGCTCTGCTGCCTTACGGATGCGGCGTCCCCCTTGCGGGGAGACTGTATGCTCTGCGCGCCTTCTTTCGCGCCTTTAGCCTTTCTTACTGCGGCATGTAAAGTTCTTCCGCTTGCCCGCCGCCCGCGGCGTTCATGGCATCCTGCTGTGCCTGCGCGTCGATCGCCGCGGCCAGCTCATCCGGCACCGCTGCGCCGCCGCCCGGCATATCGCTCTGCATGGCCGCCTGCTGCGCGGCCATTTCTTCCTGCCGCTGCGCCTTTTCTTCGAGGTGCTTTTTCGTCTGCGCCGCGCCGGGGTAGTGCAGCTCCTCCATCTTCGCCCAGAACAGAATGAGCGTTTCGAGGTCCGTCGGGTCGCCGAAGGCCCTGCCCTCAAGGTTCTGCCGCGTCTCCTGCCACATCGCCTCGCGGTTGCTCGCCAGCGGCGCGCTCGTGTCGCACGAGAAAAGGAACTGATCGTTCCAGTGCAGCTCGCCGTCTTCACCTTCTTCGAGGAAGTCGTAGCGGTTGAACTCCTCGTACATCGTCTCGCCCGTGCTGTCCTTATACGTCACCGGCCGCGGCTCGTCCGAGTACGCCAGCCAGAATTTGAACATCGTTTCGAAGAGCTCGGCGTAGGCGGCGTTTTTCATCACGCGCTTGCTCTCGAGGCGTCCCGCCGCCTGCGCGGCGGAGAATTCCTTTGCCTTGCCGCTCGTTGCGGTCGTGTCCTGCCTGCCCTGAAAGCTGTCCGTGATGCCGATGATCTGCCGCGCCTCTTCGTACACCTGCGCGAGATACGTGAGCTCATACTGCAAATTGCCCGAAAAATCGTAGACGTCGATGAGGCTTTTGTCGCTCGGCTTTCCGATGTACCAGCGCTCGCCGTCCTCGGGATCGGTGCGCAGGTCCGCCCGGTCGGGGAGCGTGATGCGCGTGCCTGCCTTCATCAGTCGGTCGATGATTTTCTGCTCGATGCGGTTGCTCGTGTTCTGCTGGTCGCGGATCATGTCAACGTCGCTGTTTCCGAGCAGCTGGCCGAAGACGCTCACGCTGCGCTGCAAGATGATCGGGTAGCGGTTCGGCCGGTAATACGGGATGCGCACCGGTGCCTGAATCGGCAGGCCGTTTTCGTCCACCGTCTCCTGCATCCCGCCGATAAACGTGCCGTCGCTGCGCTGTACCGGCGCATAGAGCTCTTCGAAGTCCTGCGTCTTGCTCTCCCAGTCCTTGCCGCCGCACCACGGGCACGCGCCGCCTGAGTAGGCCGCGCCGTTTACCTCCTGCCCCGGCAGCGGCTTTACCTTGCCGCAGCTCTTGCACACCGGCTGCCTGCGTGCCTGATAGTCCTTGAGGTTTTCAAGCTCCGTGTCGTTCACCCACGTGTAGCGGTCGATGCCGCCGCGCTCGTTGAGCTTATAGCCGATGTAAAGCGTCAGGTTTCGGTTGCTCGTGGAGCCGTCGCCGCCGCGGACATCCGGCTCGCTCTCACCCTCGTTTTCAAGCAGCACGCCGTAGCGGCGCTCGACGTAGCCCTTCGTCGTCGGCACCTTGACGATGAAATAATCCATGTCGGCAATGCCCGTGTAGACGTTCGGCTGCGGCGCGAACTGCTGCGGATGAATGAGCGTCACGTTCACCTCGCCGACGGTCGTGCTCGTGCGCTTCGTGTTGTCCCACTCGACCAAAAAGCCCACGCCGCCCTGAATGGGCACCGTCCGCTCGGCCAGATCGTTCAGCGCCTCAAACGGGAGTCGGTCGAGCTCGTTGCGCAGAAAGTGCTCGATCACGTCGGCCAGGTGCTCGTCCTTCTTGCGCCGCGGCGTCACCTTCGGCTGCGGAATGCTGCTCGATACCTGGCTTTCGATGTTCTCAAACGTGATGTTGCGCACGTGGCTTGTCTTTTTCAGCGTGCCGTCGCGGTGCGTGTCGCCGGGGACGAGCGGCTGCATCGTGCGGTCCCCGTTGTAGACCGCCTCGCGCTCGTTCATTTTTTCGACTTCTTTCGACCACTTGGCGTCGCTCTCATTGAGGCGCGCCTGCCACTCGCGCAGCTCCTCGCTGATCGTGCTTGTCTTTGCTTTTTCTTCCATGTCTTTTCTCCCTCTCATCGCGGCTCGCCCCAGAGAGCCAACATTTCTGCCCGCTCGGTCTCGCTCGCGCTGTTGTAGTCCTCCCACATGTCCGCCGTCCAGCGCGTTTTCTTCGCGCTGCCGGCGGTCTTAATTTCCATCGTCTGCTGGGGCCGCGCATAGTGCGCGATCGCTAACGCCATCACGCAGTCATCGTGCGCGCCCGGCTCGGCCTCGCCCTGCAAGTCTTTCTCCCGCCGCACGAATGTCAGCATCTCGAGCAGTGTATCGCGGTCATTCACTGTGCTCATGCTCTCGCGCAGAATGCGAATGAGCTCAGACAGGATCACCGGTCTCGTCAGCCGGTTCGTCTGGAAGCCGAAGGCGTGCTTGATCTTGCCTGTGAAGTCGTCCTCCACCTCGCGCACGTACAGGTTGCGGTAGCCCATCAGGTCGAGCAGCTTCGTCGGGTACGTCGAGAAGTTCGTCTCGATGGCGAGCAGCGCGTCGTTATAGTACTTGCCGAGGCAGTACATTTGCCGCGCATACGTGTCCTCGTCGTACTGGTGGCGCAGCGTGCAGACCTGCTTGCCCGTGATGTTGTCGAGCACCTGCCCGACGAAATAATCGCTGCCGTCGCCCGCCGTGTCGCCGCCGATGACGTAGGGGCGCCCCGGCACCGGCTCTTCGTAGATCGTCACCGCGCCGTCCGGATCGTCCACCCACGCCCAGCTCTCGAGGTGTACGCCGTCTTCCTTGACGACGTTTTCGAAATAGCCGCGCCTCGGTTTCTTCGCCCGCTCGACGATGAGCAGCCGCTCGCTCACCTTTTTCGCGTCGAACACCGTCTTGCCCGTCACGCCCCACTGGCCGAGGCAATAGACCTGGTAGTAGTACTCGTCCGTCTCTTTGAAAGCTTCGAGCGTCGTGATGGCCTCCGCCGTCAGAAAGCGGTTGTCGAGATACGTGCTTTCGTGTACCGTCGCGCGCGGGTCCTTGCGGTCGAAAAACCGCTTTTTCAGCCAATGTGTGATGCTGATCGGGTTGAACGTCAGGATCATTTGCAGGTAATAGGGGAAGTCTGTGCGCAGTCGGATGTCCAGCTGGTCGAAGTCCCCCTGCTCCAGCTCGCTCGCTTCCTCGATCCAGATGCCCGTGATGTCGTAGATCGACTTGAGCTTTTCCACGTCGTCGAGGCCCGCGAACAGGATCTTGCTGCCGTTCGCAAACGAAATGCTCATGTCGCTCTTGTTGACCTTCGCCCCGCTCTCTGGGTAGAAGTCGGATATCTGTCCGCGCAGCTGCTCAAAGCAGCTCTCGCGCAGCGTCCGCGCCACCTTGCGGCACACCAGCCAGCGGTGCCCCGGCTCGCTTGTCACGCGCTCGAGCACCTTGCGCCCCGCGAAGATCGACTTGCCGCTGCCGCCGCCGCCTTTCAGGACGAGGTAGCGGTGCCGGTCGAACAGCAGCGGCAGGAAGTGCGCGTTATTCGTCGCGCGGAAGTCCCGCCACCACAGCGCCACCTCAAGCTCTCGCTCATAGGTCCGCGTCTTCGTCGCCGCCATCGTGCTCAAACTCCTGCATCAGCTCGCGCAGCATCGCTTGCCGCTCCTCGAGCGGGATGCTCGCCGCCGTCACGGTCTTTGTCGCCCGCTCACCGAGCTCGACCTCTTTCTTCTCGCTGTAGCCGTAGTTGTTCGTCAGGTTGAAGAGGATCCCTTTCAGGTCCTTGCCCGGCCGCGTCAGCATCTCGTGCTCGTTCCAGGCCTTCATGCGCTCGCGCACCCGCTCGCCGACGGCCGCGAATTCCTCGCTCTCGCCCATGTACCGGCTCCACGTCGCCCGGTCGATGCGAAGAAAGGCGCACAGCTCGTGCATGCTCGGCGGGATGATGTACTCCGTCACCTCGACCTCTTCGCCCAGCGTGTTTTTCACCGGCACGGAGATGAGGATCACATGGCCCTTGTCATCGCGCTTGCCGCTGTCCACCATTTCCGTGACCTTCACGCGCCGCGTGATCGCTGCGAAATAGCGCTCGCAGGCCTTGCCCAGCGTTGCCGCCGTGTATTTCTTCTGCCGCGCCATCCGCACCCCTCCCCTCGGCGCGCTTGCCTTGTTTTCAAAAAGTGTAGCAAATGCAACAGGTCTCGAACCGTCAACTTTTTGAGGGCAAAAAAGAGCCGCAAACCCTTGTCAAATCAGGGCTTGCGGCTTTTCCTCGCACGCGCACGCGCGAGAGCATGCACGCAGCGCGCCCGGGCTCCCCCCGCGCGCGTCGTCGTGTTGCGTTTGCTGTATGCTGTTGTTACCGGCGCCGCCGCATCTCGAAATGGATGTACGCGCCGCGGTTCATGCTGTTGCGGATGCACTCGCAGCTCACAAGCTCGAATTCCGGATAGCGCTCCTCGAACCAGTCATAGGCAAGCCCGTCCTCCACAGCCTCGGCCAGCTCTTCGGTCTCGTCCATCGTGAGCTTGCCGTCTGACGTTGCCGCCTCCGGCTGGATGAGGTTCCGGCTGCCGCTCCACCGCTTGTAGCTCGCGTCGTCCTTCGTGATGTAATGCGTCAGGCCGCTCACGCCCTCGTCGCCAAATTGCAGGCGCTTGCTGTTGGCGTAGCCTCGCCCCCACAGCGATTCCAGCGTGTCGCGGTCAAGCCCGCCCGAGATGATGAGATGATGGTGGATGCGTCCGCCGCGTCCGCCCTTTTCCGTGGAGAGTATGTACTTGAATTCGACCCCGATCTTGCGATACCGCCGCTTGAGCGTGCGCAGATAGTTCTGCGCGATGCGCAGCGCGTCCTCTGCGCTCTCCGGCGTGTGGGCGGGGTCGTAGGTCAGATGCAGCGCGAGGTCTCGGCTCGTGAAGTTCATGTGCACGATGCGCGTCAATCTCTTCGCCGCGTTCCTCTGGTTGAGCTTCTTCTGGATCTCGCTCGTCGGGCGGCATCTCTTTCTGCGCTCTCCCGGCTTCTGAAAGACAGGATAGATATCACCGTCCAGATAATCGCCGCACACGTATACGCGCTCACGGTTGAATGTTCTGCCCCGATACATAGCCCCGTCCTCCTGCTTCGGAATTGTTCGCTAAGTTAAGATACGTTACAAGCTCGAATCACGCGCGCGTGCGCACGCGTGATATTGAATAATGTGTGTTCGGCCTTCTGTGCGCCGTCGCGCCCTTTCGGCGGCAGCGCACACAGGGCCGAAGCCCTGTCACAGTCTCCGCGGGAAACCCTCGTAATACTTCCGCACGATCCGCTCGAGCGTCGAGCGGGAGAGGCTGTGCTTCATGCAGATGTACGTCGCGTTCGCGTCCGTTGTCACGAATTCGAAAAGTGCCCGGTAGTAGTCCCCGCCGCCGCACTCCATACACAGGTTGAGGATCTTCCGCTGCGCCTTCTCCGGCATTTCTCGATACAGCAGCGATGAAAAATAGATGTATCCCTGCCGTTCGTAGCTCACCGGCACGCTCTTTTTGTATCGGAACATCGCTCTCTCCCCTCCTCTCCCGCTCTTTGTCCGTCAAAAGCGGAAATACTCTTTCACGCAGCGCCACACGTTGCGCCATGGATGCGCCATGCACCACTTGAGGCTCTTGTGGTAGTCCTCTTTGATGCTTTTCTCGGTCTTGATCGTGTGCAGCGCCGCGCACAGCAGCTCTTCCTTACGCTTCGCGTTCGTCTCCGCCTCGCTCAGCTGCGCCCTGATGCTGTTCATCTCTACCGCGGTCTTGCGCGCGTTCTCTTCCGCGGCCTTGAGCTCCACCATGCGCTCGCCAAGCTGCTTTGCCAGCTCGCGGCTTTCGTTCTTTGCCTTCTCGAGCGCCTTCATGTCCTCACCGTGCGCCTCGAGCGCCTGGTCGCGCATCTTCTCTGCCTCATCGATACGCGACCGCAGCATCGCCGCCGAATGGTCCGCGCTCTTATACTTCGCGGTGACCTCTTCCAGCGCCTTTTCATTCTCCTCGAGCTTTTCCGTCAGCGTGCCGATCTCTCCACGCAGCTTTTCATTTTCCTCGGCCAGTTTTACGCCGTCCTTAAAATGTGCCGCCGCCTCGGCTTCCGCCGCTTCCTGCTTTTCCGCCGCTTCCTCGAGCATTTTGAGCATCTGCTCCTTCGTATACTTCTTAATGTTGATCTTCTGCATCGCTCAGCCCTCCTCAGGAAGCTCGATCCTTGCAACGCCGTACCCGTCCGCGCACTCGTGCTCGATGCGGCAGCCGCGTGCCTCCCGCCAGTCTTCGGCAAAGATCGCCACATCCGCCGTCGCCAGCAGCTCGAGTGACTTGCTCAGATGGTAAAGCGGCGCTTTTGCGCCGGCCGGAACATCGAGCCCGCCCTTGAAAAAGCTGTCGATGACCTCGACCTCGCCGCGCCCTACGTACACGGCTTTTGCAATCGCGATCAAATCCTCGCGCTCGCTCTCGATCTCCTCGTCGCTCTTGCCGCGCATCGGCTGCGAGATAAATAAGCGCACCGTTGGCAGCTTCGGCGTAGTCGGTTCGTCCGCCGCAGTCTCCTCGTCGCAG